ACTCTATTGCGAAACCAAGACCTTGGATCATTCCGCATAGGTGTCTGTACTCAGCAAAATCCTTTGGAAACCCCCTGTAGCATGAGGTTTCATAATCAGATTTTTGCTGGTTGAGTTCTCTGACCGCGTGGGTCAGGATTTGTGTATCGTTCAAGCTTTCTCCTTATCAACTTTGGGTTTATTGGATTGGGCTTTGTGTTTGGCAATATCAATGCCAAGCTTTGTGCCCTCAAATTCCATTTGTTGCTTAAGTTTGTCTTTGGCGGCGGCGGCTGTTGCTGATACTTGCATAGCCGCAATTTCTTTCTGAGCCATGATGCGAGCCTCTTCCAAGCGGATGCGATCCGCCTTTTCTGCGGCCTCGATCTGTTGCTTTTGCTCTTTCAGCTTCATGTCCTGTTGTTTCAACTGGAGTTCCTGCATTTGCATCTGGATCACGGGGTCCTGCATTTGCTGTTGGTTCTTTTGTTGTTGGGCTTGCTGTTGATCGCGCTGGGTGATCTGTTGAGAGGCCTGCGCCGCCCGGATGGCGATTTGATCCGCTACATCTTTTGGAACATTCACTGGCTCATCATCATCTGCGTGTTGAGGTAATGTCATGCCCATGGCCTCCTCAATCTGGCGGCGGTACTCCATGGCAATGTGTTCATTCACGTGAGCCATGGCTGCGGCCATGATCTGCTGGGCCTGAGGGTTCATCTGCATCATTTGCTGAATCTTGGGATTCTGGATCGCAGACATGTGCACTTGAATGTGGGCCTGATGGTTTTGCTCGATGAATGCCTTGACGGGCTTCATGGTCAGCAGGTTTTGGTTCTCTGTCACGGGGTCCGTGGCAACCATGTCCTCTTCAATCGGAACCAGCTTGGCGGCATTCTTAACGCCCAACACCTCAATCATTTGACGGTGCAACAAAGGCATGTCGTAGTATTGAGGGGATGATTGGGCCAATTGGAATACGGCCTGATACTGAACGATCTTTTGAGCCATCGTGGCGGCGTTAGGATCGCTCACGGGGATGACATCCACCAAGCTGTAGTCATCTTTCTTAGCCTTGCGACCGCCATACTCTGGGTCGTATGAATACTCCTCGGGGGTGTCCTCAGCAATGATGGCTTTGAGCAGTTTAAACTCTTGCTTCATGCTGAAATGCATACGGGCTTGGACAGCCCCCATAACCTTTAAGGTGCGCTCAAGGATAGCCAAGGTTGTACCTACGGGCGCTTGACTGGACATGTCCGACACCTTCATGTCACCGGACGATGCAAAGGCGCGGCCCTCCTCTACGATTTGTTGGAAGAGGGTATATAAAACTTGGCTTGGCTCTTTATAAGGGAGCGGTAGGATGTTGTCACGGATTGATCCGCCGGGCACATCAACGTCACGGAACTCACCGGGGTTGATTGGGGTGTCATCACCTTTAATGCGCAGTCCTCGGGTTTTGAGTCCTCCCGGGAGATTGCTAAGAGTACCAGCATCAATGAGCTGGCGCATAAGCATAGTGGCAGACTTAGCATAACCACCAATAAGGTGGATGAGTCCATAACCATAGAAGCCAAATCCGGGGATGTATTGGTAGTGGACGAAATGCTGTCGTTTGATGTGGAGCTTGTCTTCTTCATACCAATTTCTGCGGATAGAAAGAATCTTACGGGTGCCCTTATCCAGCGTCACAACATAAGGCAGGGCAATGCCCGTGGGCTCACCCTTCTTATTTGTATGCTCAAAGCCTTTAAGGTCAATGTCCACATGCATCTCAAGGATGCGGTAGCGGTCGTCCTGAATGGCGGTCATGCCCATCTCTTCGGACTTTTGCTTTTCAATATCATCAAGCTGGAGGACCGGGTCACCCAATTCAATATCCCGGTAGAACCCGGAATCCATTAACTTGATGACTTCATTTTCATTTTTACGCATCACGTGCGTGACACGGGGAGAGCTTTCAATATCCGATTCCCCGTAAGGCACAACAATGTCCTCTGCGGGGATGAATACAGCTTTTTGACGGCCAAGGCTTGGGTCGTAGTAAACCTTTTTGAAAGCCGAGCCTGAGATTGGCAGGTTCCACAAAAGCTTTTCATGCTCCGGGCGGTACTCTGTCATGACCTCCGTCAATTGGTAGTTCATGTCCTCACGTACCCGGGATGCGGCTTTGTCTACGTCAGGGGTGTCTTTACCAATGATGGCTGTCTTTACAGGTCCTGCGGCTGGGAATGTTTCAGTGATGCCTTCTGACTGAAACCTGACGACCGACTCAGCCAGCATGGGGTGGAATATCCCGCAGGCCCCGTTCCAAGGTTCAGTCCTCTCCTCATAGCGCAGGCCCAAGAGCTTTAAGCCTTCTACGTAGGTCTGAGCCCATTCCTTGCGGTCGTTGATGTCTTTGTCAAAATCATTGACCAGGTCCTCTCCTAAACTCTGGAGGACACGCTCATCCATGATTTCAGCTAAGTTGCCATCAAAGGGAATCTCCTCCTCTTCATGAGGCATGAGATCAACCTCTAACCCATCAATGTTTAGCTTTACATCTTCAGGGTCTTCAATTTCAATTTGAAGATCGGGCTCATCGTTTAAACGATCAAGTCCTTCAGGTGTTTGGTACAGGGCTTTTTCTAACATCTTTATCCTTTAAACGGTGTAATATTTTTCAGAGCGGCGACCTTTGAAGTAAATCGGCTCATCGGGTTCATCGGATGCGATAGTGATGAAACCGCCTTGTCTAAAGCGGAGCAATGCCTGCGATGTCGAGTCAACCAAGTCATCATGGTCGCCATTGGGGAAAGATGCGCATTCTTCTATCAGCTCATCGGCCCACCGGGTATCAGGACACCACACAATGCCAGCTTCAAATAAAGGTGAGACTGCGTTTACACGCGCAATCTTATCGCTTCCTTTGCTTGGTGTGTACTCCTGAATGGGCACTCCAATGTTTTTAAGCTCATAAATGAGCGGAGCGCCAGCGGCTTTCTTTTCAACCAAGACCAAATCCGGGTTCCAGTCCTTGTAATACTGTAGGGCGGTTGCCTTGAGTTCAGGAAACTCCATGCGCTTTTTAAAACTNTCCAAAACAATGATGTTTGTCTTGTAGTTTCCCTTTTCATCGGGGTGCTGAAAGACACCCCATATGGTTAATGCAGAGTAATCTGCGCGGTTGTTCTTTTCAAATGCTGTATCCCAGGAATGGATGATGAATTCGCACTGAGGTGGTCGGGATTCCTGCCAAATCCGCCAATACTCCCTCTTAAGGATCGCACCTTCCTCGGATGTGGGGTTTTGTTGGTACTGGGCGTTCCATTTGGAGGTTGGAATCTCAGCTTTGATCGCTTCAAGCTCTTCTCTTTTCCAAAATCCGGGCCATAAAGGTGTTCCAGAGGGCAAAATAGCGGGAAATTCGATAACTTCCCAGCCATCTACGCCATCTTTTTCGCTGTTTTTAAGGATTTGGCCGGTTAAATCACGCTTTGCCCACCGGGTCATCACAATAATAATGGCCCCACCTGGCTGTAAACGCTGGCGAGGGCCTGATGTAAACCACTCATATACCCCATCAAAGACTGCGGGGTTATTCTGTTTAGCCTCTTGCTCTGAATGGGGGTCGTCAATGATCAATAGATCAGCGCCTTTACCCGTCACAGCGCCGCCTACACCAATAGCAAAGTAGTCACCCCCGGCGTTAGTGTTCCACCGTCCTGCGGCTTTAGAGTCAGAAGACAGTTTTGTATCAAATACCTTCTCATACACCGGGGATTGGACCAAGTTTCTTACCTTACGTCCAAATCCCGTAGCCAATTCAGCGGTGTGGGCTGTCTGAATGATCTTTTTCTCCGGGTAGATACCCAAAAACCAAGCTGGCAAAAGATAAGACGCAAACTCAGATTTAGTGTGTCGGGGAGGCATATTGATAATTAACCTCTTAAGCTCCCCTGATGCCACTCTCTCAAAAGCATCAGCCATGATCTGATGATGTTTACCCGAAATAAAACCATCCCACATCTTTGAGGCAAAAAAGATAAAAGATGCCCGGCACCTCTTTGAAGTGTCCTCATCCAATATTTGACGAATCTTTCTGCGGTCGTTTAAACTAACCATCGGCAGTAGCGCGTTGTACTGCTCAATCTCCTGCATGGTCAGCAAATCAATCATAAATCCAAAATCTCCTTAACGCCCCGGTCCAAAACCCTGATCGAATTGAATTTATAAGCCCTCAATGTCAACAATCCCTCATCCTGCAATGCATGCACAATCCGGTGAATGTTGGACTTAGACTTTAAACCAATCCCATTGGCTATCACCTGATAAGAAGGCGAAACTCCATGAAGCTTGATATAAGCCCTAATGAAATCTAAAACAAGTTGACGCTTGGACATAAACATAGTTTAAACACAACTGTGAACGTTCGCAAGCATTTAAACGCAATTTATATATACCCCGGCCTATTTCGTTTACACGACATACCCGGGGGTCTTTATGGTTTAAACTGGTGGCGTGGGTGAGAACGTTCGTGTAATGGGGGTAGGGGGTAATCGGGGGAGTGGAATACAGTGC